GGTGTTACAGTTGCAGGTCCTGATACAAACTCAGACTCATTTACAGTCAGTGTTGCAGCATTAGATGTTAATGTAGTTGCATTAGAATTAGTCAATACACAACGGAACTGTTCTGCAGGAGTTGTTGGATAAATTGTAGCAGGAGTTGTATATGTGGATGAGTTTGCTCCATTTATATTACTCCATGCTGCTCCACCATTAGTTGATATCTGCCACTGGTAAGATATAGAACCAGATGTAATAGCAGCACCGATAGCAAAGGTAGCAGTCTGTCCTTCAATAACAGCAGTAGATGTTGGTTGTGAACTAATTGATATAACACGTAAGACTGTTAGTTCTCCATGTGTAGAAGTAATATCTGCTGCTGCACCTACAAGAGAAGCAACAACTCTATAACGATCTAGATTGTCATTATCAAATACTAGAGTTGGTGTGGTAAATGTTGCTGCTTGTCCAGTAGCACCGACTGATGCATAGTTTGCACCACCGTCATCAGACCTTTCCCACTGGTATGTGACTGTTCCACTACTTGAACTTGTAGAGACTGAGAACTGTGCAGTCCCACCTTCATCTGCAGTTGCATTTGATGGTTGTGATGTAATAGAGAATGTTCTTAAAACTGTTAGTGTAACTGCATTGGTTGTTGCGGGGACAGCAGCACCGACTGCACTGATAACACAACGATACTGATCATTATGATCATCTGCATATGTCGTAAGTCCTGTTGTATATGATGCTGACGTTGCTCCCCCTATAGGATTCCATGCACCCCCGCCATCATCTGATTTTTCCCACTGATAAGTTACGCCAGGTGTATGAGATGAGAAACCTCCTGCTTCACCACCTCCACCACCACTAGGAGTATCAAACTGATCTACTTCAAATGATGATGATGCTGCGTTACCACCTACAGGTGCCATTGTTACACCACCAAGTGTGGTGAATGTTGCAGTCTGAGTTTCATTAACTGTGGCATCAGCTGGTTGAGATGATACGACAACTGTTACTGTTTCTACTTGTAATGTAGCAGCATTAGATGGTGTAGTAGTTGCACCCGCACATGAAAGTAAACAACGATACTGATATTCATCGTATGCTGTAGTTAATGTAGGAGTCGTATATGTTGTAGTTGTTCCACCAGTTCCTTCAGATACATCAGACCATGTAGATCCATTCGTAATAGATACTTGCCACTGGTATGTAATGTCACTAGGATCTGAGTCTGATGTAGTTGCAGCAACACCAAAGGATGATGTTCCACCTACTGCACCAGTTGTATTAGTTGGTTGTGATGTTATATTGATAGTTCTCTGAACAAACAATCTAGCAGAATTAGAGATAACTTCACTTGCACCTGTTGCATTCATTTTACATTGGTAGAAGTCACCGTAACTGTCATCGTAAGTTGTAGAACCAGTAGTATATGTTGTAGTGTTAGCACCACTTATATCGACAAAGTTTATTCCATCACCGTTCTCAGATTTCTGCCACTGGTATGTAATAGAAGCACTATCTAAAGTAGAACCAACTGCTGTAAACGATCCTGCAGCAGGAGCGATAGGTTGAGAGTTTGTTGGTTGTGTGTCAACTGTAATCGTTCTGAATACTGTTAATGTAACTGCGTTTGTATACGATGGTGCAACTGATGTGTTAGTTTCTAACTTACAACGATACTGATAATTGTTTTTAGCAAAGTCATCATCTACAGTCAATGTATTTCCAGTTGCTCCGCTATATCCACCACCATTAGTAACTGTTGCCCAACCTACACCACCATTAACTGAGAACTCCCATTGGAATGTAATAGTAGATCCATCATCACTAATACCCGCTACAGGTCCGAAAGTAACTGTATTTCCTGACCCTGCTTCTACACTAGCATCAGATGGTTGCTGTGTAATATTAACTAGAACACCAGTTCCAGTCGTAGTAAATGTATATGCCTGTGCGTTACCTGTTACGTTTTCGGTAACTGTGAAGTTGAATGTTGTGTCAAGGTAATCTGCAGTAACAGTTCCTGATAAGTTACCTGTTGTGGTATCGAACGTCAAACCTGTAGCACCTAGTGAATCACCACTAAGAGTGTATGCTTCAAAAGTTGGTTCGTTAGCAAACGTTGTTCCAGATAAACCTAGATCTAAATTAATAGTGTCACCATTAGAATATGGACTTCCTGCAAATGTTCCAGATGAAGTCTGCCAAGTTACAGTAGTATCAATGTATGGATAAAACATACCTCTTGATACTGTTAATTCTGCACCAGAACCATTGTAATTAAAGTCAACACCGCTGTCTACAGGATAGTATACAACGTTTGAACTTTGTCCTGACTGTTCTTGTGCATCTGTTGATGATGTTAATTGTGTAGATGTAGATACAACACCATCATAACTTTCATGTGTCTTTGCTTCTGGATTTATTAACGCCAGATAGTTATTTGATCCACCACCAGTTGTACCTGCAGTAGCATTGTTAGGTGCTTGTATAGTAATACTATTGTTAACAGCACTTTCTGCCTGTATGGTTAACCAACCAGAATGAGATAATGTGGATAAATTTATTCCACCAACGATTACACCACCACTACCACCAGTTGCACTTGACACTGTGATAGTTCCTATCATGCCAGGATGAACACCACACTGATAGTAATATGTTCCTGCTACAGCGGGTGTCCATGATACTGTTGCATTACCACTAGAACCCTGACCATTAGCAACTGGAGTTGTTACATTACTACCACCGCTTGATACTCTAATATAAAATGGGTGAATACTTGATACGTTGCTTAGGTTAAAATTAATTGTATCTCCAACTAATACATTTACTCCTGCGTTGTTACCACTAACAGCACCATTTCTATCAGTTCCATTAAGAGTGTAGAAACTAGATGAGGGTGCAGTTGTTGTTATATTCCATATTGTTGGTGTAGATGATCCTGCTCCTGCTGTTGATCCTGTAGTTCTTAATTGACACTTTCTACCCACATTTCCTAAGAAATGAGCTGAGTCAGCTGGATTGAATTTAACCTCTACGTAATCACTTCCTGCTAAAGTGACATATGGATTGTCTATAAGTTTCTTATCTACTATACTGTTTGTAGGATAGTTGGTATGTGTACCAGTTCTAATATCACCAGCTGATCCCGTGTTTCTCGCAAACTGTTTCGATAACTGTGTTAGGTTATTTGTAGTTAAAGTATATCCATTCTTACCACACCATGCTGCCATGATACCCGCAACAATAGGTCCTGAGAAGGATGTACCATCTATGGTATTGTAGTTTGTTGTGCTTGTATATGGTGTGTTAGCAGTCCAATCATAGAAAGGAAGTAGAATTTTTTCGCCAGGTGCTACTGTGGTGCATCCTGATCCATAGTTAGAGAAAAACGCCCACCTATCATTGTAAGATGTAGCACCAACTGTAATTTTGTTTTGGTTTGTATCTACATTGTTAATACCACCATTAGGATTATCTGAATATCCTGCTGTTCTTGCACCCGCTACACACTTAGTTTGTAAAGGTCCTGCAGTTACATCACTGCTATTTTTAAATCCATTACCCGCAGATCTAACAAGAATTATATTCTCTGTATTTACTATAGTTCCTTCAATGTCATCTAGCATCTCCTCATCAGTTCCTGCGTCAGCACCAGAGTCATTTAACTCAATATTGGGTGAGTTTTGTGTAGGAATGCCAGGTCCGAATGATGCATTGATAACAGCTGGACGATTATTACCTTTGTAATTACCGTTTGTGCTATCGTTATGATCTATAACTGCCTGATATGCACCTAGTATTGCACTATAAGAACCACTTACTTGATTATTAAATGCCTTTAAAGAGTATATCTTTGACTTATTACATATTCCAGCTGTTCTTCCTGCTGAAAGAATAGCACAATAAGTTCCATGTCCTTGATCATCCTCATTGTTAGTTCCATATGCACCACTATAATGTGATAGTTGAAACACTCTATAGTTCTGTTGTTCAGCAGAACCGTTAAGGTCACTAACAAAGTCAGGGTCATATAACTCAGGGTGAAGAGCTGCGTTGTTACCTGTTGGTCTAGACGCACCACGAACACCAGAGTCTATAATGTATATGTCTACACCATCTCCAGCTCCATTTGATGTTTGACTAAACTGTCTGTTTAAATATTGTCTATCTTGTTTTGTAATTCTATCTAGATGCCAATAGTCATGAATGTTAATTGTTCCATATCTATCTGGTGATGCTGTAATTCTTCCCATGCCAGAATGCACTGAACAGTAGAAGTATAGAATAGATGGTGTAGATGTACCAACTGACAATACAGTTTGACCATTTGTGCCAGGTGTTCCAGACACTGTTACTCCTGCAGTTAATTCTCCTGTGCCACCTGTAGTATGTGTTCCATCTTGTGTTTCTGAGAATCTAAACGGATGACCATTGTTTGAAGAATCACTCTGATCAAACGTATAGGTTCCACCTTGCATAAAACCTGTTTGGTTATAGAACCTTTGATATGTTCCACCCTGTGTCTGTGAGAACACAAAGAAGTCACTACCACCGATATTCTGAACCTTTACATATATTGTTCCACTTCCAGTTGTTGTTAAAGTTCTAGTATTACTTGTTGCTGATCCTGATGCAGGAGTGTCAAGGGTTGTAGAACCAGAAGTTTCCACAGTAAGAGATGCCTCAGTAGGCATGGGGTCTCCACTATAAACTTCATTATCCCATGTAGCATTTTTAACTACACTCAATGCTCGCAATTGTGTTATTAGATTACTCTGATACCTCTCAGGGCAATCAAAGGTAATTATCTGGAATGTTCTAAATTGTTCTACAAAGGAAAGGTAACCGTATAATTTCAAGATCGCAGCAGATGCCTGATCCAGATTATAGTTATCACTGACCCTTACTATTACCTTCTTCATCTGATGGTGCAATAAGTCCTTCAGATATATTTATGAAGTTCCGTCTCCTGCCTTTGCTAATAGTTTCTGAACTTCGCCTTCGCTTACCTGTTTACCCATTCTCTCTACAGGTTTTGTAAATTTCAAGTCGTGTTTTTCATCAAACACAAATTTAGTTCTAAGGTGTGTTTTGTCTCTTTCTACTATCAAATGGTATGACTGACCATAAACATTAGATGAAAAACCTAATGATATGATAGTTCTACCCTCATATAACTCCCCTACTTTGTAGGGACAAGTCTCTGCAGTTCCATCAAACTTAATATGAAACTGCCTAGAATTTACGTGTTCTTGTGCTCTTAGTTCACTTGACTTCTTCAGTGCCATCTTCTTCTGGTTTCTTGAGTGTCATGTTCAATGCTTCAATAGCACCTTCTAATCTCAACGTCTGCTCTTTACGAGTGCTTAGTTGTTTCTCCAGTTCGACGATTGTTGCTTTTTGTTCTTTCAGTTGATTGGTGAACTCTTCCACCATTTTTTCAGCATCCATAGTTTAGAATGATAAGTGTATTATTTAGTATAGCACTAGATGTCTTGATTTTCAATCCAACTAGTAACTATGTATTTGTCTCCCGATAGAGGAGGATTACCTCTATGAGTGTGTGTCCAGTGTGCTGGCCATATCAAGAACGTACCTCTTTTAGGTTTGAACCTGACATGTTGATATAGAAACTCTGTCTCTCCACCTTCTTCAACATCATTTAGGTATAGCATAGTAGCAAACATTCTTCGGTTTGCACCATACTGTCCATCTTCATAATGCCATACATGATATCCTTGACCAGGTTTTGTTCTTTGAATATTCATATATGCCTGTTGCAAGTTAAAGTTAGCAACGTCATTAAAGTGACTTACATATATGTCCATACATGCTTTAGTCATACTATTGTAATCTTGAAGCAATGGTGCGGGTCTATTAAATGTAATCATTGATGTATCAATGGTTGTCATGTCATCATTTACTTTTACAGTCCTTGCTCCTGCATCAGAATCCATATCTACGTTTCTTCTTCTAATAAGAGTCTGATCCTGTTCTGCTTTTTTATGATACTCTATAAACTGCATGCAATGAATATCAGTCTCAAAGACTCCTATAAAATCATCTCTAACGTCAACGTTTCTAATCATCTCCAAAACTCCATGTTACTATACTTTTCAATTACATATTCTGATAAGACATCTTTAGGATCTTTTGATGTCTTGGATATTGACTTCTTAACTACATGTAAATCTTCTAAACCTAACATACTATCATGAGGTAGATACTCATTTACAATATTGTTAAAGTCATGTTTGTGTGGGGGTATACCTAAAAAGTTATACACATTATACATTGTGTTTACTGGTTTGTCTATTAGATCATCATACTCTACGAGCATAACTTCTGGATCTTTATATGATGTCTTTAGAGACTCATACGATAATTTTAACAAACCATCATCTTTCATTAACCAATCACATCTATTATCATTATTAATTTCTTTACCCATAAATTGTAAACCTCTATCTACAAAGTTAAG